GATTGTAGTAATCTTTTTACATTGTTCATCATAGTATCTTCTGTATTGATTACAGCATTACAACTCATAAAATTACTTGTTAGTGCATCTGAAAATGCAATTGATTGTTCACAAGTTAGTTTTGCGGCTCTAAATTCTCCAAAATCTATTCTATTATCATTTAAGCCTTTACCATATCTTGGATTACGAAGATAATCTAAAATTATGTTTGCAGGATTATCTGAATATGTAAATGCACCAACTCCTGTGTTGGCTAATTGTGTTTCATATGATGATGTGTTTGAATCTGTGTTATCACTGGCCGAGTATGCTGTTAGTATTTTTCTACCAAATACTTCTGCATGAACAGTTGGAACACCTTGCCATGGATTATATACTTTTTGTTCTGATCCTTCAAATTCTGCTTTAACCCATTCAAATCTCAATGCCAAATATGCAACACCTCTAAGTCTATGTTTTATAGTCCAAAATCTACTGCCGGCTAATAAACCACTTGCGTGTTGGTCTTCTGTGCCGTGAAATATTTCTATTTTTACTCTGGCTTTGCCATTTACATAAAATGGTGATTTACCACCAACTGCTAAAGTGCTACCAATATCCATTATTGTTTCTTTGGTATAACAATTGTTTGATCCTGATCTATTTGGGAATTGCACTTCATAATCATTAATGAATATTTTGTTTACACCTTCAATTTCACCTTCACATAGTGCCAAACACACATATAAAAATTCTTTATCATTACCTGCTGTATCGATGAATACTCTTGTGCCACCTATTTTTCTTTTACCATATACAATCGGAACACCACCAACAGCACTTTGCTTGTTGATCAATATACCCTGTTGCATAACTTCAAATGAACCTGGTGTTTCATATTCTGGCATATCAAATGACATACCAAACATACCTAAGAAACCACTTGCTATGTTACCAACAAAGTCAATAACACCCCCAACTATATCGCCGACTGCATCAACTATACTGCCAACAGCATCAATTACTCCGCCAAAAAAGTCTTTAACACCTCTAACTATTTTGTCTAAAAAGAATGATGGAATACCTGTTGCTGTAACTTTAAGTCCAGCACCACCTTTTTTCTTTAATAGTTTGGCTTCTTCTTTGGTGATATATGCAAGATGTTCGCCACGAGGAGCATACTTTTCAAGTTCTTTTTTCGCCCATTTTATTTTGATTTTTCGCCACCAATTAAACATTTATTAACCTCTTGCTGTAGTATGTTCTACTTTGTTTGTAACCCATTTGATCAAATGCGTGTCCATAGTATTTAACTGAATTTTGATTAGTGTATAATGTAACCATTGTATCTGTTGCACCTCTCGAGGCCGCCCAATGTTCAAATGTTTTCAACAACTTTGCCCCTGCATTATCAAGTGCTGGTTCAAGTGTTGGATTATATACAAACCATTTGTGTGCTATACCAATTGGTTTTGGACTCATGTCAATGTGATCTAAACCACCTATGATGTAGCCATATGGTATATCATCCATTGCAATTACAAGACATACTGCTTGTGAATCTAACATTACCATTTGTAACATTCTTTCACAAGTATGTATAGAATAGGGAAAGTCACATCCACTTTCATGGTGTTCTAATCTGCCTAGTTCAAGTAGTGAAGGAATATCATCTACTAATGCTGGTCTAATTGATATTAGTTTGTCGGTCCCCAATGCACATCCTTTACAAATACTGAGGAATATTCAAATCCTCTATCTTCAGTAAACTTTTCAGTTGAATTATATTTTTTAGTAAAGAATTGTGTGCTAGAGTTTGTGATTCGACCATTTTGTGCTTCAAAGTTAGCCCAATGTGTAGCTACTGAAAAGTTAATTGAACTTGTTTCTGGTCCTTCTGAACAAGTAAAGTTTCTTATGTTGCCATCAAATAATAAAAATGTTCTATTTGTTTGAAAAGCATTGTTTGAATCTAAAAATGTTCTGTATATAACTACTCTTTTGTTAACTACATTTGAATGCACTATATCACTTATGTCTGCTGTGTTTACTCCACTAATACCAACTGTAATAGCATTTACTTTAATTGATGTTGACTCTACAACAGAGCCAAATGTTAAAAACTTACCTAATGCTTGATATGTGTTTGCACCTGAATCTGGTGCTGTTGATGAATCATAACTAACATCATAAAAATTATCTGTATAATACAAGTTGTCATTTAATAATGCTTGATCTGAATCATCAAAATGTAACTCCATTAGATGAAATGTTTTGATTTGATTTTTTTCAACTTCACCTGTTTTATCACCTACATATAACGGTGATTGGAATCTTGACCCTGAATAAGCCATATTAAATAGCCTCCACTATGTCAAATTCTATTGTTCCAAATCCATCATTACCCATTTGATATGTGTTTACATCTCCAGCTAATCTCACAGTCATTTCAAATGTGCTACCACTTTTAATAGTTTCACTTGATCCAACTGCTGATACTAATGCTGGTTCAAAATTAATTGTTGTTGTGCCACCTTGGTCTTGTGTAATCATATATGCTTTTGAATGTCCTGAAAACTTGATCATATCACCCATTTTATACAATCCTGTGCCTGAATCTAGTGCTATTGAAGTTGCTCCAATGGCTCCTGCCGCACAACCTACACTTGTTCCTTGTGTGCCTGTTACTTGTTGTAAATTATGTGGTGCTATTGTAAATGTTGAAAAGCCACCTTGTTGTTTTATAAGAAAAGCCATAACTCTTCTTACATCTGCTTGTGTTAGTTGTGGCATTACTAATCTTGCTGTGTAATACTGTGATGAAAATGATCTAACCTGTTGTCTTCCCGATATTGACTGTGTTCTTACAGTTGGTTGAACTGATCGTAATTCAATTGCTTGTATATTACCTAGTGTGCCGCCTAATGTTGTATCAAAATCTGCCATATTAGTATGCTGTTATGCTCCTTCTTCCAGTGTTATTAACTGCTTCATTTACAATATTTACAATAGTTTGTTTTTGTTTTGATATTGCTCCGTTAAATGATTGTGCGTCAATAGCCTGAACATTAAAATTAACTGTTACTGGTCCGCCACCGCCACCATTTGGTATAATTGTTCCGCCACCTGCAGGTGCTCTAAATGTTTCAGCTCCTCTTTCACCAACCATGTATGTTTGTCCAGCACCTACTGGACCACCCATTGCTCTACCTGAATAGTTTGCTGATTTAATTTGATTCACTTGTGCAAATCCTTGTGCTACTACAGCCGCCGCCGCAATAAAGTTAAATGGTGGTGGGAATGAACCTAATGCTTTGGCCGCCCCTTTGTATGTTGACACAATTGCTTCTGCTATTGCAAATGCTTTATAAGCCATAAATGCTTTTTTATTCATTGTGCCTAATGCTTCAAATGTTTCTCTACCTTTTTCAATTGCAAACAAAGCCTTATCTGAAGCTGTTTTGTTTTCAAATTCTAATATTGATTTTGCTTGTTCTTCTGTTTTACCTTGTGATTTTAGTTCTTCAATTCTTCTTTCTTTAAGTGCTTCTTTGTTTGCTTCAGTTATTTCTTTAAGCATTTTCTTATGAAGATCTGCTTTAATTTTAGCCGCATCTGCTTCTGCAATTAATTCCTGATCTAATGCATTTTCAACTATTTGTAATCTTTTATCATAAGCATCTTTAATGTTTTGTTCATCTTCACCATATAATTCAACTTTAAGATCATATAATGCTTCTTCAGCCTTTTGCATTTGTTTTAATGCTTCTTCAGCCTGTTTAACTATTTCTCTTTGTGCTTTTTCTTTTAGATCAACTAATTTAGCATCTGCATCTTGATTGATTTTTAATCTTATATTTTGTGCTTCTTGTTCTGTAATCAATTGTTCTTTTAAATTTTCTTCAACTATTGCCAATTGTTTTTGTCTAGTATTTTCAATAGTCTGCACTTCACTCATCAGTGCTTCTTCAAGTTGTTTAAGTTTTTTCTCAAGTATTTGTTGTTCTTTTGATAATGATTCTTGCTGTGTTTGTATTTGTTTGTTCGAAGATTCTTTATCTCTTTCTAATTGTTTTTTCTGTCTTTCATCAGTGATCATTTCAATTTTATTAAGGAAGCCTTTAAACATTGTTTCATATTTGCCCATTGCTTCTGGTTCTGGGAATCCTGGTATTCTACCAATTTTACCCATCAATTTATCATCTAATGTTGTAAGTGTATCTTCTAATGCTTGACCCAATGAATCTGATTTTGCTGTTATATCATCAGCAAAATTTCTCATTTTACCTGCTAATGAATCTAATCCAATTGCATCTGCGGCTGAGGCTATTTTTCTTGTTATATTGCCAATAAATCTTAAGAAGCCTGAAAATAATTCTTTCATATTGTTGATCACAAAACCAATTGCCGCCACAATCAATTTACCTTTGAGACCTAATGCTAAAAATCCAATTATACCAAGTGCTTTAATATATGATGGTAACGCATTTGTAAAATCTATCAATCCGTTCATTGATGATCTAATAAACTTAAACACTGGTGTTAGTGCATCTAATAATACACCAAATCCTACTATACTTGCTTTAGCAACTTCAACTATTTTGTTACCCATCGATGTTGCCGCATCTTGTATGCTACCAAAGTTATCGCCAATGGCTTCAACTGCTAATGCTATAGTGCTCTTTAAAAATTCAAATGGACCAGCATCCATTACTGCATCTTGGAATTGGAACAATCCATCTTTTAGCATTGACACAGCACCATCAAATGATTGTGCCATTTCTGATGCCGCACCTGCTATTGCGAATGTGCCATCTTCAAAACCTTTTGTGATTAGTTCTTTGGTTTGTTCAGCAGTATATCTAACACCTTCTTGAAAACCTAATAGTGCTTTAACACCTCGTTCTCTAAACAAGTCTGCTGATGCAATACCACCTGAAAATGCTCTTTGTAGTTGTTCTGCTGTGGTTACAAAATCTAAGCCTGAAGCAACAGCAATATCACCGGTGATTGCTAATAGTTCATTTAGTTCATCTGTTGAGTCTGCTACTGTAAGTAGTAAGGGTGATGCTTGAGCCATTTCAGCAAGTTGAAATGCTGAATTGGCCGCCGCAGTTTTAACTATATCTAAGGCCTTCGCACCTTCTTCAGCTGAGCCTGTGATGAATTTAAGTTGAATACCTAAATTCTCTAATTGACGAGCAGTATCAAGGAAACCTTGAGCAACTTTTAAACCACCAAAGGCAGCCGCCGCACCAATTATTAGTGTTTGTAATCTACCAAATCCACTGGACAATGAATTAGTAGCACTATTAACACCTCGTAGATCCTTTTGTAGTTTACCTAAGGCTGGACCCGTTTTATTAACGGCTTCTATGATTAGTTGTTCTGTTGCCATGTTTCTTCAATTCTCTCTTTTCCCTTTGTTGCTTAACATTAAGGTAAGCAATCCAACCCTTAAACTCTAAATGGGACATTTTCATAACAGTATCTAAAGGTTGCTTTAGATGTTCTGCAAGGGCGAACATAGTGTATATGTCACCGTCCCTTTCTAGTTTTTTTCGATAGCCTCGATAGTTTCATCTTCCGGCACATTATTAAGTTGTGATGCAACTTTAATAATGACTTTTGGATCTATTTCATTTAATAATGCCGGCCTGTCGCCTTCATTAAAAACTCGTTTGCCATCTTCGTCAAGTGCTTTAAGAATAATTGATTCTACCAAAGCCTCTGCACTTTTACCATTTTGGGTAAGTGCCATGATTTTTGATTCAGTTCTCATTGAACTTGTAGATCTATAGTAAATGTCACAATCCCATTCTTCTACATGGTATTTGTATAATTTACCTGCCAATTTCCCTTTATAATGTGAAATTGCTTTTTCTCTAACCGATTGAGTCATCGTGATATTCTCCTCTGTATGTTGCCAGCCACTTTACGGACTGTTGGTTTTAATATTCCTTTGGGTGCTTGTTTAGAATGTCCTTTTTCTAAAAATCCAATATAAGGAACTGAGTTTGTAACTTCAAATCCTCTTGATTTTTTAGATGTTTTCCATCCTTCACGAGCACGACCACTGTCAATAGGGGTATTCTGTTGTGCAATCTTTTTGGTTTGACTTGCTATACCTGATATAAGAGAATCAATTTCTCTTTTCATCTGTGATACATCAAATCGACCGGCTAATCTTGCTTTCAACACAATACTGCCCCTATTATATTTGTGCTACTGTTAATGCGCCAGATCCTTGTGCCGCAAACGAGCATTCTACCATTCCATCCATAGATGAAGTGATTGAAAAACTTGTTATGATACAAGATCCAGAGAATTTAGTGTTAGCAGGTGTTTCACTTGTGCCGTCGCCCGATGGATATACTTCAAAAGTTGCAAGTGTTTCATCACCTGTTTTTGAAACTAATTCATCAAGTTTTATTTGAACTGTGTCAGAACCGTCAAAATACATATCGCCTGAGATAGTAAAAGTTGACATACCTGGTTTGTATGTTCTAACATTACCATTTCCCATTACTGAGTCTTCAACTGTGTCTTGAGTTTGTTCAATTGTGAAGTTTCTTAAGTTACCAATTGCTGTTGATGATAAACTATCACCTGTATCAGCTAACTTAATTTGTCCGTCATGTCCTGTAAATGTTGCCATGATTATTTCTCCTCGTCAATTATGCCAAAGTCTATATCCTTTGAATCATCACCTACTGGTTCTAATTCAACTGCTTCAACCTCAACTTTGGCTTTTTTAGGTTTTGCAGTTTTTTTAACAGCCTTTGGTGTAGGTGCAGAGTCGGTCCAACTCCAACCTTCATTGGCTACTAATTCGTTTGCTTGTGTCAAAGAACAAGTCTTTGATTCACCGTCTTTATATACTATTCTTTGTGCCATAATTATAAAGTTCCTCGTGTATATTTATATAGAACACGAAATACAATATCTATTTTTCCTAATGGATATGTTGTTCCATCATCCACTGTAACTTCTGTTACAAATGAATTTAATGCTTTGGAATTTCTTGTTCTATCTTCTTCTAGTTTTTCACTTATTGCTTCAATCAATGTGTTTCTTTGTGTATCAATTGAATTGTTTATTGTAGTAGCACTTGATTCTGCTCTTACATAACCAGTTATAGTATAATCAATAGTGCCAAATCGCAACTTTGATGTTTGCATAGTAGCATCTTCTCTTGATTCTGTTGTTGTTCTTACCATAATGGCTGGATACTGTGCTATAGATAAGTCTGTAGTGTTGATTGGGTTTCTTGACACTATAACTACACCCGGAACCGTAATTCCTTGTAAATCTGTTACTATGTCTTCAGCAATTTGTTCTCTTACATTTGCCATTATCTAACCAATCTGTTAAAGTGTTCAGGTTGTTTCTCAGTGTTTTCTACTGCACCTGAAGAATCAAAATCATATTCTACACCGTCTTGTAGCACCATGTCTAGTTCATCTCTGAATCTTGCTTTATAAAAGTCAATCATCATTCTAAATCTATCTGGTTCTGCACCGTGTTGTGTTAGTTGTGGTAATATGTAGTATGCTAGGACATGATATACAGCCGTTCTTTTCAATTGAGCCGCCTGTAATTTTGTGTTGTCCATTTCTAAATGTGTTGTATTGAAATATTGTGATGCTGTCTGTGATCTTGAAACACGAGGCCACCATTCAATTCTCAAATGTCTTTGTATGTCTGCCGTAGTTTTGGCGTGATATGATGAAAAGTCAATAACACCATATTCTTTTATAGTTGGCTCATATTCTAAAATATCAGCATCTGTTGAATAGTTACTCATCTGTTTCTCCTGTTATATATGAGGGCGAAATAAATCGCCCCCACATCTTGTCGATTATAATCCAAATTATTGGATTGATGAATCGTGGTTCATTTCAACACCATATGAATCGTGTAATTCACCTACACCATATACAGCGGTCGCAATTATTTCAGTTCCCCTCAAACTTGCGTCGCGTTGCGTTTCAATTTTAAGATCCTGCATTAGGCCAAGACCTAGTGCATCTTTATGAAATACTGCACCTTTGTAATCACCAGTTGTTCCTGGGAAGTTACCAGATGAATCAGCAATGTTTGAAGTTTCATAAACAGAAACGCCAGCAATCTGACCAACGAAGCCTGTTCTTAATGCTTCATTACCAACACCTGGGTTAGGGTTAGCAAATGTGTTAGTTAATGATTTTTTCATATCATATGCTACTAACGGGTGAACAACACACGCAATATCATCACCAGGAACACCACTTTTTCTAAGTTGTGCTACTGCTTTGAATATTTCATCTGCTGATAAAGCCGTTGTTCCATCACCAACTTCAGTTGAAAAACCATCAAATAATGCTGTTAAGTCTGTGTCAATTTTTTTAGCGATTGCTTCACCAAATAATTTACCTAAGTCTCTTACAACATCTGATGATGATGTGTTCATTGCCAAGTCAGTTAATGTAGCCATAACACCAATTTCAGATACAGTTAAGTTTGCAACACTCGTTGATACTGCTGTATTTGTTAAATCAGTTGCTTCTGCTACTGCCGCCGCACTTACCGTTGGGTAGATTGGCACTTGTATTACTTTACCACTATTAGCAGGCATAGTGTAATTTCTCACTAAACCTCTCATAATAGATCTTTCGTTTGCTACAAATAAAGCCTCTGCCACCATAGGTGAAATAAGATCATTAAGTGTAGTATTAGTTGTTTCGTTTGCCATTGTAATGTCTCCTTATACTTTAAGCAAGTCCATTCTTCTTACGATATTCAGCATAAGTCTGTCTATCCGAAGCTTTGGACATATCTAGTTTACTAATATCTAACTTTTCACCGCCGCCAGCATCACCAATTTTGCTTGTAGTGCCTGATCCGGATGGACCGGCCGCCAAGAAATGCGGATGAGCCGTTAAAAATTCATTTGTCAAATCTTGGATAGTAAAATGATTTCCATCATCTTTATATCTAGTTTGACCTGTTTTAGGATCAACAATCTCAACATCACCAGCTTCGTTCATCTTAACTTGGTCCTTGATAAGTTTTACAACTTGTCCAGGATTTACAGCCTTGTATTTAGAAGCCGTGTCAAGTAAAGCACCATCTATCTTGATAGTTTTCACTTGAGTCATCAAAGTGTTTATTTGTTCATCTTTCTTTTCAGCTTGTGCCTTAAGTAGTTGTTCAAACTCACCCTTTGCTTTTAGTTTGTCTTGTTTTTCCTTTTCAGCCTTTGAAGATAATTCATTGTAATATTCCGGGTCAATGCCCTCGTATTTCTTTTCGAACTTTCTTCGTTCTCTTGAAATACGGTCTGCTACAATCTTATCTAAGTCAGCCTGTGTAAAAGTTTTCGCCTCGTTTTCAGTTGATTCAACAGATTGTTCTGTTGTTTCTACCGGAGCCTGAGTTGGCTCAGTGTTTTGTGTGTCCGTTTCACTCATCGTTTATTCTCCTTTTTTAAGTTTTAAGTTTAACTCCAGCATATTGCTGTATTACACTATTTATTATGGTTTCGCATACTTGATCTTATGCTGTTTAACAAAGCATAATCTTGTTGTATCAACACTCCAATTGGTGTGCTGTGTCCACCATATTGAGGATGTGAATA